ACCAGTCCGAGAAACTACTGAAGCAGTTGCAACTCAAAAAGTTGTTCCACTAAAATCTTCAGCAGTATCTTCTACTGTAGATAAAAATGCTTTGGTTCCAGAAGTGGATTCAAACTATGTTCCTTTCGGGAACTATCAAGATCTAAATCATATTGTTAAATCTAATATGTTTTATCCTTCATACATTGCTGGTCCAACTGGTAATGGTAAATCAACAACTATTGAGCAAATCTGTGCTAAGCAGAAGAAACCTCTTATTCGTGTAAACTTAAACACGATGACTGATGAAGATCAGTTGATTGGTTCTAAGACTCTAGTTGATGGTAATGTTGAGATCGTAGAAGGTCCAGTGGTTATCGCCATGAGATTTGGTATCCCACTACTTCTTGATGAGATCGATGCTGGTGGAGCAAATACTCTACTTTGCTTACAACCTATCCTTGAGGGCAAACCATTTTATTTCAAATTAAAAAATGAAATCATTGTTCCTGCTAAAGGATTTAATATCTTTGCTACTGCTAATACTAAAGGTAAAGGCTCTGATGATGGTAGATATATTGGTACTAATGTTCTTAATGAAGCATTCCTTGAAAGGTTTGCTGTGACATTCAACCAACCATATCCTACTCAAAAAATTGAGTTGAAGATTGTTCAAAATCTTCTTAACCATTATGAGTGTAAAGATAGTGGGGACTTTGCTTCTAACTTAGTTAAATGGGCAGAAGTTGTTCGTAAGACTTTTGATGATGGTGGTTGTGATGAGAATATCACTACTCGTAGATTGACTCACATTGTGAGAGCTTTCTCGATCTTTAAGAAAGAAGCCAAAGCGATAGAGCTTTGCTTGAATAGATTTGATGAAGTCACTAAGATGGCTTTCTTAGATCTTTATAATAAGATTGCTAGTGGGGAGGAAGAAGTTGCTTCCCCTAGCGAGGAAGATACTACTAGAAACCCATTTAGTGAAGGAGAACAATCATAATGGAATTAACTTCATATGAAAACCTAACAAAGTTTCAAAGACGATGGGTAGATAACATGATCGACATCTACCCAGATCTTTCTTCTGGTGGTGCTATTACTCTAGAGCAATGTACTGAAGGAATTACTAAGTTAAAAGCAAAACATGATAAGGATCCATCGTTCCCTAAAATCGGAACACCAAACTGGAACTATAAGATTAACAAGATCGATAAAGGTATCTATTTCTTCCCTGCTCCTGGAGCAGATGCTGAGATGGCTATTCGTGAATCGGAAGATATAAGAATCTCTCGTCTACCCAAGCCCAAGTTTGTCATAGAAAATGACGAGGATGCTGATTTTGTTAAGGAACTGCTGGAGTATGGTATTGAGATTGAAACAACTACTGTTAAATCCGATGCAATTCCAGACTTGCGATATTCATCTTCTATTGACTGACGATAGCTGATGATAGAGTGGATAGGAATGCCATCTCCTGTCCACTCGTTTTCATTTTCACAACTTTACTTTTAAGTTTTTTTAATATAGAATGATACTATGAATAAAAATGAAATACATTATAAATTTTCAGAGGATGAACTCATCGCTGAATTTAAACAATATATTGATAAGACCTATGGTGGTCACTACTCTAAAAATTCATTTCAAGCAAGTGAATTTATTATTGATAATGGTCATGGTATGGGATTTTTTATGGGCAATGTTTTGAAGTATGCCCAAAGGTATGGAAAGAAAGATGGATATAATCGATCTGACATATTTAAAATACTTCACTATGCGTTGATGGCTCTCCATCAACATGACTTAACCAACAAGGAGAAATAATCGTTATGAAACTTTCGAAAGAAACATTGAGCGTCCTTAAGAACTTTGCCACTATTAATGGCAATATTCTTATTAAAGCTGGGGATAGACTATCAACTATCTCAGCACAAAAAAATGTTATGGCATCTACTACTGTTAAAGAACACTTTGACAGCGAGTTTGGTATCTATGACTTGAACGAGTTTTTAGGAGTGTACAGTTTATTTGCTGACGATCCAGAACTTAATTTTGATGAGAAGTTTGTCACTGTGGCAAATGGTAAATCTAAAGTAAAATATTATGCAGCAGATGCATCGGTACTAGCATCCCCAACTAAAGATGCTTTGCCTGTTGATGAAGATGTTAAATTCGATCTTCCTCGTAGCATGTATGATATGATTATGAAGACTTCGTCAGTATTAAGATCTAATGATATCAGTATCATTGGTGCGGATGGTAAGTTGACTGTTGTTGTGGCTGATAAGAAGAATGCTACTTCTAACTCTTGGGATGCAATCCTTGGCGATACTGATAAGAATTTTAAAGTTAATTTCAGGATTGATAATTTTAAGATGTTAGATGGTGATTACGAAGTGACTATTTCTAAGAAAAGAATTTCTAAGTTTGCTTCTAAGATGAATGACCTTACATATTTCATCGCAGTTGAAGCTGACTCTACATTCGACTTTTAATTATTAAAATGGAATTTATATTATGCAAGACCAATTTATTTGGGTTGAGAAATATCGACCTAACACTATTGACGAATGTGTCCTTCCCCAAAATTTAAAGGATACATTTAAAGAGTTTGTTGCTAGTGGGCAACTGCCGAACTTTCTGTTCTGTGGTACTGCTGGAGTGGGTAAGACTACTGTAGCGAAAGCCCTCTGCAATGAAATCGGTGCTGAGTATCTGTTCATCAATGGTTCTGAGGAATCTGGCATTGATGTGATACGAACTAAAATCAAAAACTTTGCTTCGTCTGTTTCCCTGACAGACTCAAAGAAAATTGTTATTCTTGATGAAGCAGATTATCTGAATCCGAACAGTACTCAGCCAGCATTGAGAGCATTCATTGAAGAGTTCTCAAACAACTGCCGATTTATATTTACCTGTAATTTTAAGAACAGGATTATCGAGCCACTTCATTCTAGGTGTGCTGTTATTGAATTTAGAACTGATGGTAAAGATAAACCACAAGTTGCCACTGCCTTTTATAAAAGGGTTGAGTGGATTCTTAATGGCGAGGGCATCAAGTTTGAGCCAAAGGCTGTTCTAGAACTTATTCAAAAACACTTCCCTGACTTCCGAAGAGTCTTAAATGAATTACAAAGATATTCTGTATCTGGTAATATAGATTCTGGTGTAATGATCAATGTAAGTGAGGAGTCTTGGAATAATCTATTCTTATTACTTAAAGACAAGAACTTTAAAGAAGTTCGCAAGTGGGTCACTAAAAATAGTGATATTGAAACCACCCAATTATTTTCTGATTTATTCAACAATGCTAATGTTAAATTAAAACCTGACTCAGTACCACAACTGGTATTGATCTTGGCAGACTATCAATACAAAGCAGCATTTGTCGCTGACCATGAACTCAATAAAATGGCAGCACTTACAGAGATAATGGCATCCTGTAAGTTTCAATAATGGCAAATCCATTCTTATATATAAATAATATCACCAACGACAAGAAGGATCTATTTAAAGATAATCCTCTTGCCGAGAAAGATTATGCATCCTTTATAGTTAATCGTGGTCTAGGATATTATCCTGATACTATTATGCAGTCGAATATGATGAATCGATACCATGATATCCCAAAGTCTTGGCAATACTATTTTTTACTAAATACTATCACAAAGGCAAAAAGGTTTTCGAAGTGGCATAAGCAAGATAAGCAGACCGAGTCCTTAAAGCTGGTAATGGAATATTATAATTATTCTCCAGAAAAGGCTCGTCAGGTAATGGATATATTAACAACTGACCAGATGAGCATAATTGAGCAAAAATTAAATAAAGGTGGTAAAAAATAATGTCAGTTGAAATGATACATTACGATTGGTCTCCAGAGTCGATGTTAGAAGTCACTCTGCCTGAACCAGACAATTTCTTGAAAGTGAGAGAAACATTAACTCGTATCGGGATATCTTCTCGTACAGAAAACAAACTATTCCAATCTTGTCATATATTGCACAAGCAAGGAAAATACTTTATCGTACACTTCAAAGAACTATTTGCCCTAGATGGCAAAGAATCTAATATCGCTAATAACGATATTGAAAGAAGAAACACAATCGCAGTATTACTGCAAGATTGGGAACTCTTGAAGATAGTTAAGATTGAGCAAGCAGAGCCAAAGGCATCCTTGTCTCAAATTAAAGTATTATCGCATAAAGATAAATCTTCTTGGGAATTAGTGCCTAAATATAATATTGGGAAGAAAAAATAAGGAGAGTAAATGGCTGACGCAAAAATTAGTGAATTACCAGTTCTATCATCGCCAGAAAGCATTGACAAATTATTGGTTGTTGATACATCTGAATCTACTACAAAACATATTACATACGGAAATCTAGTTTCTGCATTACAAGGTGCTAATGTTAATTTATCTGCACTTGGTGATGTTGATGTCACTGGAGTTTCTAATGGGCAAGTATTAAAATACAATGCTTCTGCTAGTGAATGGCAACCTGGAAGTGACACAGCTGGTATCTTATATACTGACTTATCAGCGATCAATGCTAGTGCTACTGGTGCTGGTGCATTATCATTTAATAATGTCACAGGTGTATTTACCAATACTCCTCCCGACCTATCAACTTTCATAACAGCATCATCTTCTGATACTCTTACTAACAAATCTGGTAATATTTCAATGTTCACTAATAATAGTGCATATATTACTGCGTCTTCATCTGACACACTTACCAATAAAGCTGGTAATGTTGATATGTTTACTAATAATGCTGGGTATCTAACTGGAGCATCTACTACTACTCTAACAAATAAAACTATTGATGCTGATGGTACTGGCAACTCTATTACAAATATCGAAGATGCTAATATAAAAGCATCTGCTGCAATCGATGCTACTAAGATAGCTGATGGCTCTGTGACTTCTGCAGAGTTCCAACATATTTCAACTGTATCTTCTAATGTTCAAACACAACTAGATGCAAAAGCAGCAACCTCGTC